ACTATTTACAGTCGATCCAATAGATACTGGAGTAGATGTTGCTGTTGATGACAAGAAAGTAATCACTTCCGACATAACTGCTACTCCTGGTGCAACACCAGAATTTTTATTTTGTCCGCCGTAAGATCTTACGATTCCTTGGAATGTTGATCGTGTCATTTTATTCTCCTAAATTATCAATATAGTTTTTAGGCACATCGTCTATACTACGTCTATATTGAAAGTTATGTATAGAAATAAAATATAGCTTAATTTATTAAATAGTGCAAGGGATCCCTGCATCAAAAATGATGTTTTTTACCTTATTTTGTAACTAGTCTTTAACTAGCTACTGAAAAATCAGGAGCAGCTGTCTCAACTTTAATTTGTCTGTAAGCAATTTCTGCTTCAGCCATTTTAATTTGGTTAATAACAGAACGAATCTCTTCGTCTATTCTAACCATGTTTAAAGAGTATAAACCCTCTTCAACATGAGCCTGTTCCCAATCAAGTTCTAAAAGCTTCTTCTTTTTGTAAAGAGCTTGAACGTGATCCATCTACAACCTCCTCATAGGTTATCCAGCATTTAGACTTTGTATAAGCCCTATCGCTGTCTTTCAATAATACCCCATTTTGTCCTACTTTGTCAAGGATAGCGTTCTCTATACTTTCTGAGTTATCATCAGCTGTTATATTAAAATCAGCTATGTAACCATAGGCACGTAATTTTACATGGAATAACTTCATATTTCTTTCTTATAACATAACAAGGTGGCCGAAGCCACCTTGTTATTGAATTATTTACGCTCCTGAAGAACCGTAAATACCTCTAGGGTCAGACCAACCAAAAGAGTATCTCTCTCTTGCTTTGTATCTTACGTTTCCAGTTTCGAAATCACCTTCCATCGATGTTCTGATAGGAGATCTTTCGAAGTATTTCATTCCATTTGGAACGTCAGTTTTAACATACCAACCATTAGTATCAGTTAAGAAGTGGTTCACAACATAACCTTGTGGTACCATTCCCATGTTTCTAATAGCATTGATATCGTTATCTGATGTACCAACTCTACCAGCAGATTTCATTAAACGATCCGCAGTAAATTGCAAATTAGTTGGGATAATTAATTTTTGTCCCAATGCAGCAATTTTTAAACCACGTTCATCAGTCAAGTTAGCAATGTCAATCAATGCTTGCTCTAATGATGTTTCGTTTAAATCAGCTTGTGTAGCTAATGTATTGCTGAAAGTTCCAGCAATAGTTGCGTGAGTTGTTGAAAATAATGGAGAGTTATCACCGCCTGGGTAGGTAGTGCTAAATCCATTATTGATAACGTTAGCAGCATAAATCTGCTTAGTATTCGCCATAGATCTTGCTAAAGCTTTTGTATATCTAGACGCAAGTCTGTCATACAAGTTGTCCTCAATCGCTTCTTCAGTGATTGCGAACGCTAAAGCAATAGTGTTATGCGTATATCTAGCAGTGAAAGTTTCTTGCGCTGTATCGTATGTAACGCCAGATCCTTCAGCTTTTACCGCAGCATTACCAAAACCTGATAACATAACTTCTTCTTCGAATGCTCTATCAGAAGTTTCTTTATCAAATATTTCTTCATGCTCGTTTTCATAACGTTTGTATTCAAGTCCAAACAGAGCGTTTAAACCTGGTTCTAGTTCTTTAACTAGTTGTGATCGTGATATAGCCATAGTTTATATTCTCCTTATGATATTGACACCGTAGATTTCACTTTTACTACGAAATCTTCGTTTGTCGATGCTGGTGTATTGTCCACAAATGCTGACGGACTAATAACCAATAGTTGACTTGTAGAAGCTGCACTTCCTAGATTAATATATGATCCAGATAAACCGTTAGTAGAACTTCCTGCAACATATACAATGTTGTAAAGGTTTCCTACTGCAGAGTTTCCTAGCGCAGTTCCTGTTGATTTAACTAAGTATAGCTGATTTGGATCATCTATTACATACCCATCAATTGTACCTTGAGATACGTTAGTTTGAGTATAATAGTTTTGCCATTTCGGCTTTTTAGTTGTTGGGTTCACATTGATTAAACAACCGTTGAACACTCCCAATACTCCAGTTGAAGTAGCAGTTGCAGGTGCTAAGTTACCAGTAGACGTTAGTATTACTAAGTCTCCTTGGTAAAGTGAACTAGAACTGTTATTCAAAATGTTATATTGGCTTTGTCCACCAGCTGATGGATTTGAACCCATTTTGCCTAAGGCACGTAGACCGTAAGCGACTGTTGAGTTAGCCATTTATTTTCTCCTTGTTTAAGTTTTTAATTACTTTGTTGGAATACAGAATTACTAAAAATTAGCTCTTCTTACTGCCACCAAAAGTTACACGAGTTTGCCTATCATTACTCATAGGCATACTTGGATGCTGTTCCTTCAGAGGATCATTTTCTGCTGCTTCAGTTCGTTCTTGAGTTCTTTTTCTAAAATACTCTTCACGAGACTTAGCAATCTCTTCGGGTAACCTAGCCAGCACTAGGCCGCCAACTCCGATCACTCCTGCGTATTTGCCGTCTTTAATTTCTGGAAACTGTCCATCTGGATATTCATCAGCTCTCACTAATTCATAACCTGATCTTAAATTTCCTGTGATATTTTTAGTATCATCAAAACCTAAAGTTTCAGCCCTTAACCAACGGTGTCTATATCCGTCAGGCGCAGGTGGTGCATCTAAAGATGATGGTGGAGTCCAAACTTGAGGTCTACTTGTTTTTGCTCGAGTTTCGCTCGCACGTGGGGTCTTTGTATTTTTATTTTCCATATGCCTATACCTCCTTCGTGAGTGTTAATTGTTTCGCATATTCTTCTAATGGCACACCTAATTTTTTAGCTATCGCTACTTGTGATGGTGTGAGCCTCACAGTTTTGCGACTTGTTTTAGAACTACTATTACGAGTAGCAGATGCTACAGTTTGCGTAGGTCTAACTTCTGTCGATTGGGTATTAGTATTACCAAATTTATGGGGAAATTCAAGTCTTATTCTTCTATCAATTTCCGCATAATATTCGTCACTTAATGGATCATAACCTTCTTCATCTACAAGCTTTTTATGTAAAGAAAACGCTGTAAATGTCATAGGTTCATCTTTTCCAAACCAATCATTTTTATCTGCCCAAGTTTGAGCTTTGGCATCTGGAGCAACAACAGGTTGTTCTTGTGGAACATATTGAGGTTGAACATAAGGTTGTTGATTTCTTTCCTTATTCAATTCAACTTGTTGTGCTTGTTTTTCTTTTAAATCATTAAGTTTAGCTTCTTCATATCCAAGTTTTGCAATTTCAGATTGAGCTAAAATTTCTGCTTTTAAATCACCAGTTTCTCTTGCTCTGGTCATTTTAACAACAGCAGCTTCAATGGAAGATTTAATTCTATTTTCCATTTCGCTGACATAACCTGTATCAAGCTTATTTAAACGACCATTTAAAGAGTCCCTCTCAACTTGAACCTTACGTGCATACTCGATAGCAGCTTCACGCTGTCTTTCAGCTTCACGCATTTTCTTAGTTAATTTTGCTATTCTCTTTTGAACTCCTTCACTATAATCGTCTAATTCTTTCTTCTGAGTATTTTCTTCAGGTTTAACTTCTTCTTTCTTTTGTTCATCAGCCTGTACAGCAACTGGCTCATTAGATTTCTCAGTTGTGTCTTCGGACTTATTATCGTTCTTAATGGTCTCATTTTCATTCTCCTGTTCAGGTTTAGTTTCTAATTCAATATCTGCTCCTGGACCAGAGGTATCTATGTCTACCATTTTTTCTGTTTTCTTTTCTTCTGGCATAGTTTCTCCTATGTTTATATATGATGAAGAACGTCTTCAGGATTTTTAATAGTCCCTAAAACTTCGTCATCGTTTAAAAGGCGGACTTCGCCACCTTCTATTGGTAGTCTTGAACCCGCATAGCGAGCAAAGATCACCCAATCCTTTTCCTTGCACCATGGACCAGTAGGATAACGTTCTTTATCGTTATATGCTAATGGACCCATTTTTAAGACATAACCACAATTAGTAGATATTCTTAGTTTGTCTAAAGACTCTTGTGAAAATATAATTCCACCTTTTGTTTTATCTTTAGGTGTAAATGGTAATACTAAAATTCTCCAACCACTTGGGTTAGGTAAATTATCAATTAAAGACTCTGTAATGTTTTCAGCTCTTACTATTTTTTTATCTTCTTCTTGATATTTTTCTTCTAGACCTAGAACGGTCTTAGGTATTTCTTTTGACTGTTCATCAGTCGAGTTTAATAACGTTTTGTTCATCTTCTTTTAGCTCCTTTTTGTTTAGCAGGTTAGAGATTTCCTGTAATAAATATTCGTATGTACGAATTTGTCCTAATATATACTTATAATCTTCCATATTGTCAACACCACCAGAAGTGACAGATATTGTTAAATTTTCTAATTGGGCTTTCATAAAACGTTGTAGTTTATAAGCTACATCTACTGGATCATCCATATTTTACCTTTCA